CATCATGAGCGTACTGCCCAGCACCAGTTCTGGATTTGCCAATGTAATATCTGTGCCCACTGCAAAGTCCGCTACCGCCTTGCCCTCTCCATTAAACAAGCGGACCCACTGGGCTGTACCGGCCTTAATGATTGTTGCAGCATCGGTCTGGTTGAGCTCCACGCTATCAGCATTGACTTTTTTTAATGCTGGCTTGGGTAGGGTCAAGGTGACCAGCTTTGCCGCGCTGTCCGCAGGATCAGCAATATTTTCCGGTTTGGTGCTGCTATAAAAAACAAAGGTAGCATTTGCGCTACCTTGATCGATGTAATTGGCCAGTGCCTGCAGCTGTGCAAGGCTGGCACTTAAAGAAGGTACAATCACTTGGCCACCACCTTGTCCTGAATGACTGCATTATATTGATTGTTAGGGTCAAAGGCGATGATAAAGCACTCAAGCCCAACCGCAATATTCCTAAATGCATAGGAGCCATCAGCTTTTGATATTGTTTCCCAAAGTAGTTGGCGATTGTCTCGCCCAAATACACAAACAGGCACTGGCGAGTAATTAGTTCCTACTTTTTTGGTTGTGCCTTTAACTTGTCCAAAGCCTTGGCTTTTATTAAGCACTGTAATGATTAGGCGTGGCATCTTAACAATGGTATAACCCATTGCCAGCAATCGCTCATGGTTTGGTGTATAGCCACCAAAAAATGTGCGGAGAATTTTAATTTGCAATTTTAATCTCCTCGACCGGCACAGCAACCCATAGACGCCCAAGGCCGTGTACACAAACATTAGAGTCAAGATCAATATCCTTGGTGAAAATAGGACTTGTATTTACACTAGATAAATCCGGAGCATTTAGCGGTCCTATTGATAGGGTTTGTAATCCACAGGAGATAAAACCAATAAATTGTTTTGTTGAATATTCAAAAAGCTGAATTGGTCTTGATGCTGTTGTGTTGAATGTATCGATACTGGGCGGCAGTATCGAATCTCCTGCCTGTGGATAATATAGCTCTATGCCTGTTTGTGTTTGTGTTTTTGCGATATCTATTGCAACTTGATGCCGACCCACATAAGCTAAAAAACCAGCCCCGGACTGTACTGATGGCTTGATTATCGATGTTGAACCTTGGTTATCACCAATCACAATTGGATAGTTTAAGTTTTCATAATTAAAACAATATGTCGGTAAGATCGAAAATAAACACCTTGCGCCCGCTCTACTATCTTCAGTATTTGCGCTGTAGCTATTTATCATAGTCACAATATGATAGATGCTACCCACGATTACGCCACGACCGTATGTAGATGTACCTTGAGAATATGTGTAGTTATTAGGGGTACTACTTGCCGCATCTGTGAAATCCCAGCGCATGGCCGGGCTTGCGTTATCTGAATTGGTTACTGTTCCGAGATTCCC